CAAGGAGATGCTCTTTAACAAATAGGAGTAAAGTATGGGTGTACCAAGTAACACCACAGAAACCTATTCCAGAGTTGGTGTAAGAGAAGATTTAGCAGATGTTATTTACAATATTTCACCTGTTGAGACACCTTTTATTTCCAACGCAGGAAAAGGTACTGCTACTCAAACGAATCACGAGTGGCAAACAGATGCACTAGAAGCAGCAGCAGCTAATGCACAAATTGAAGGAAACGATTACACTCTAGATTCTAGAAGTGCAACCGTTAGACTTTCTAACTACTTACAGATCACCGCAAAAGCTGTTGGTGTATCTGGAACTGACGAAGTTGTTAAGAATGCAGGAAGAGGAGACGAACTTGCATACCAATTAGCAAAAGTCGGTAAAGAATTAAAACGGGATATAGAATATTCTAATCTCGCAGTTGATAATGCAAAAGTTGCAGGATCATCTGGAACAGCTAGAGAATCAGGATCAGTTTCAACTTATTATGGTGGAAACATTCCTGGTACTGGAACGGCTGCAGCAAACTTTTCTGATGGCGGCTTGAGTGCCGATCCGGTAGGAACTGGAGGCACAGCACCGGCAGGTGGCACGGATCGTACATATACTGAAAGTCTGCTTAAAGCAGGTTTGAAGAAAAGTTATGATCTGGGCGGAAACCCTGATGTGGTTCTTATGACGGCAAGTCACAAGCAAATCGCATCCGGCTTCAACGGAATCGCAACATCATTCAAGAACATTGATGACAAAAGAGTCATTGGTGCGGTTGATGTTTATATTAGTGATTTTAGCGAGGTATCGTTCGTGCCTGACAGACACCAAAAATCAGACAGAGTGGACATTCTTGATATGGAATACTGGGGTATTTCTTATCTAAGAAATTTCCAAACTGCAATTCTTGGTAAAACTGGCGATTCAGATAAGAGATTACTATTAGCGGAATGGACTTTGGAAGCAAAGAATCCTAACGCTTCTTACGGAATCTTCAATCTAACAGCGTAACTTTAATTTACAATCTAAGGAGGGGAAATTAGTTCCCCTCTTTTTTATTGAAGATGTGAAAACATCGGAACGATAAAGAGGAAAAAAACAATGAGAACATTAAACGATTATTTCCTATCAGGAAAAATCACGGACATAAGTTCGTCAGGAAGCACATTTGTAACCGCACCGGATGAAGGCAAAATTATTAAAATTTATTCTTCAATCAAGAATGCGATAACATCTGCTGACGCTGCACTTTCATTTGAACTTGCAGGAACGGCAGTGACAGGCGGTGGCATCACAGTGACACAATCAGGTTCGGCAGCAGGAGACGTTGATTCAGCAACTCCTTCAGGAGCCAACTATGTCGCTGAAGGTCAGGCGATTGAAATGATTACTGACGGTGGATCTTCCACAGCTTGTGAGTGCATCATAACTTTTGTCATTAGAAGATAGGATCAGTTATGCCACAAACATTTCACGGCAGACCCGGCACGACACACAAGGTTGACTTTACTGATTCTTCAGTAGCGTCATCATCCGCTTTTGGAAGCACCACAAGTGTTGTGATGTTGTGTGCAAAAACCGCAGGTTGTCACTTTCATATTGCGAGTGTTCCTGTAGCTACGACAAGCCTGTCATTTCTGCCTAAAGACACGGTTATTTATGTGCAGGTGAACGGTGGCGACAAGATCGCAGCCATCAGGGAAGCATCAGTTTCAGGAAGTCTGTTCGCAACTGAACTTATTTAATTATGACAAAAAAATTGTGGATTGACGAGCTAAAAAGCAAATCAACTTTAAAAACTCGAATGCACATTGACGAGTCAGAAAACAAGTATCATTTTGAGGACATTCAGGATGTGGAACCCATTTTGGAGGAAAATAAAAAAGAATCCAATTTAGGCAACCAGGCGTTGAGGATGAGAGGCGAGTTGGGAAAACACGCAGGAATGACTAAGGTTGCCTCCATTCCCTTAATTGTCGTTCAGCAACTGGCTCAACAAGGAATTATGAGCAACGCAGGAAGAATTTTGGACAAGCCACGATTTAAAAAATGGATCAATGATCCAGACAACAGATATTTTAGAATTTATCAAGGAAACATATAATGGCGTTAGACACCTACGCAAATCTTAAAACGGAGATTGCCAACTATTTGAACAGGTCAGACCTCACGGACAACATTGACACGTTCATTGACTTGGCGGAAGCACGACACGCAAGGGATTTAAGGGTGCGTGAGATGGAATCCGATGATGTTTCAACCACCACTGTTTCCGGCACTCAAAGTTATAATCTGCCTACAGGTTATCTGGAGATGAGATTTGTCACCTGGCAGTCCAACCCTTACACCTATCTGGATTATATGTCTCCACCTGACTTGTTCAGAGTGTATAATGCGGGAGAAGGATCTGGAACGCCACGCTACTACACTATTTTAGGAACGAAAATTTATCTGGGATTCCAACCTGATGCAGCTAATGTTTTAGAATTAGGAATATTTAAAAAATTAACTGCCTTATCAAGTTCTAATACATCGAATGATATTTTAACGAATTATCCTGATCTGTATTTATACGGATCACTGGCTGAATCAGCACCATTTTTGATGCAGGATGAAAGACTGCCAGTCTGGGCGGGATTGTACAAGGAGGGAGTTAAATCCGCCAACCTGTCATCTTCACAAGGAAGGACATCCGGTGCGCCTTTGAATATGTCAGCTAAAATGGTGGTGTAAATGATTGAGTTTGGTGAATTATTTGCCGATCTTCCGACTTATAAAAATCAAGGTGCTATCAAGGTGGATGGAGTCATCCCTGCCAAAGTAGGCTACAGGGGATTTCCCAATTTTGCCGAGAGAAGCACCAACGCTTTAGGAACGACTGCCGTAGGACTGTTCACAGCGTTTTCCTCTACAGGATCAACCAACTATGCGGGTGACACGACAAAACTGTATCAGTATGATTCTACGCAGACGTTCAATGACAAGTCAAAATCAGGAAACTACTCAAACTCCACAACGGAGAATGACCGGGATTTCTGGTCATTCACGCAGTTTGGAAGCAGGGTCATAGCGACCAATTACGCAGATCCGATTCAGTATTATGATGAAACTTCGAGCAGCTTGTTCGCAGACCTCATCAGCACCATACACGCAAAGTATATCTGCACGGTTCGAGATTTTGTCTTTGCAGGGTACACGAAGGAAATTGAAACGGCAGAAGATTTTGATTCTAATGCTATTTCAAGCAATGAAATAACGATCACTGCTCACGGATGGGCGACTGGAAACACGGTTGTCTATGACAGGAACGGAAATACGGCACTTACGAATCTTACGGATGGCGACACTTATTACGTCATCAAGGTTGACGCTGACACGATCAAACTGGCTACAACCAACGCTAATGCAGTGGCAGGAACTGCCATTACATTATCGGCTACAGGCGGATCGGAAACACACAAACTGCAAAAATTCACAACGAATTTTCAACGGGTAAAATGGTCAGCACTTAATGACAGCTCCGACTGGACTGCGAGTACGGCAACTCAATCCGGTTATCAGACGATACCTGGAACTCACGGAAAAATTCAAGCGGTTGTCGGTGGTGAGGATTTTGCAACCATCTTTTTTGAAAGAGCAATTTACAGGGCGGATTATACAGGATCTCCATTGATCTTTACCTTTAATAAGATCGCAGACAACATTGGAGCATTTGCTCCTCGTTCAGTTGCCTCATTCGGCAATATGATTTTCTTCCTGGCTGATGACGGTTTTTATAAACTGACAGGCGGACAGCAGCTAGAGCCAATTGGAAACGGCAAGATAGATGATTTCTTTTATAGCGATCTTTTAACAAACATTGACGGCATCACATCCGCAATCGATCCGAATAACAGCTTGGTTGTTTGGTCGTATCGAGGAGATGGTGCGACTGGAGCAAGTTCATTAAACAATAAATTATTAGTCTTTAACTATGCGGTTAATAAATGGAGTACGGCAAGTATTGATTTAGAATACTTAGGCACTTCAGCACAAGAGGCGTTCACGCTTGAAGCTCTCGATGAAATTTCATCTTCCATTGACACGCTTCCTTACAGTTTGGACTCGTATCGCTGGTTAGACGGCTTGATTGGTCTGAGTGGATTCAATTCCTCG